AATTAAGCTACGCAGTCAATCTTAACTACAGGTTCGTTACCAGTTGCACCGGCTACTAGCTCTTCAAAGCCTAGGGCTTGTGAAGCAACTACTACGTTGCGCTGATTACCAACTTCATAGTCAGTCTCAACAGTTACGCCACGTAGACGTGGGATAACATAGTTACGAGCGTTAACAGCAAATGCTGCTGGAACGCCTGCGCCTTCTGCAGCGAAGCTGTCAGATACGATTACAGGTGAACCGAATACAGAACCGATTTGACCAGTGATCTTAGTGGCGAGATCAGAACCAACGTCAGTTACGTCTTGGAAGCCTGCATCTTCGATGAGTTCGAAGTAACGAGCTTGTGATACGATGTATGCAACATCAGCAGGGTTAACACCATACTTACCCATAGCTTTACGAGCAGTCATCAGGCCAGCTGCAGTCAATGTAGCTGAGTTACCTGCGGCAACGTTAGCGCCGTCAAGGTCAATGCTAGAACCGCTAGCTGCGGCATAGCCGTCAAGACCAGTGATAGAACCAGAACCGTTGATGATAGCGTTATCAACAGCGCGAGCGTGAGCACGTGCTACTGAGTCAACAAGCATAGGCATCAAGTTGATGAGAACTTGCTCATCTACGTTGTTGTCCATGAAAGTCTGGCTGATCAAACGATAAGCGTTCAAGATTACCTGTGCAGGCTTGTAAGTGTTGTCTGAAGCACCACGGTTTTCCAAGTTACCTGCTGCAGCTGCACCAGTTTGGAAAGTAGCAGCCTCTACGTCAGGCTGGATTGGCATTACAGTAGCAGCACCATTCACCTGAATCTCACGGAACAGACCAGCTGTACGCAAGTTTAGAGTAACTTCTTTTTCGATTTGACGAGCAACTTCTTGATCGATGTCGGCAGCGTTAGAAGCATAGTCAATACCAGCTTTTTCCATAACGCCACGAGCAAAATCAGTACCCATGCCTTTGCCAGTCATAGTACCAAGCAATGAAGCGTGCATGAAGTCTTTGCCCCACTTAGTGATATCGCCTTTCTCAGAACGGTCACCGAAAGTACGCTTGCTGTTACGCATAGCTTCGATTTCAGAAGACTTCTCTTCTAGTTCGGTTTTGAATGAAGCAAGTACTTCGTCCATCTTAGCGTCTTTCGCACTAAGCTGGCTCTGTACGTCAGCCATAAGAGCTTCAACGCCAGTCTGAATACCAGTCTTAACTTTGATTTCTTGTGCTTCAATAAATGAAGCCTGTTCAGCTGCTTTTTCTACTTCTGCTTGCTCAGCTGCTTTTTGCTCGGCTTGCTTCATAGCAATCTTAGCAGCTGTGTCTTCAGCCACCTTCTTTGCAAAAGCTTCCAAGTCGATGTTTTGATTATCCATCTTGATCTCCTGATCTGCGGATTTAATTTCCGCGCTTTGAGGTGTGTTGTCACTAGCTATTCCCGAAGTAATAACTTCATCCTTAGCCAGAGACTGACCTGCTAGATCTACACGATTTGTGAAAGTTTTTTTGAATTCTTCGTACTCATCAGATGAGTCAAAAGACTTCGCGAGCGAAAAAGTGGCCGATTGATTGCACGGTACCGATACTACAGATACCTCAAACAGCTCAGCGTCCTTAATCATAAGTCCGTCGGTTTCCTTAATATAATCAGCATCCTTGACTCGGAAACCTACGGAAAAGGCCCCAAGAACACCGTCTTTAACTAGTTCGGCAACATTAGCAGGTGCTGACTTGCTAATCTTACATTCTAATTCCAAACCATTCGGTCCCGCTTTCAGACCTGTGGCTCGGCCAATTGGCTTGTCATAATCATGATTAAACAAGATAATTGGATTTTTTTCAAAGTTCTTTAGTCCACCTTTTTGCCAAGCTTCTGCTGAGATGGAGTCACCCGCGCGATCAAAATCAGCTGTACTTGCCATTCCGCGAATCATGACAGAGCCATCGTCCTGTTCATGAGTCTTGAAAGTAGACGTCAGATTAAAGATTTTATTCATCATCTTAATCCTTTTTAACTGCTGGTTTAACAGCAGGCTTGACCGCAACCTTAGGTTCTGGCTTTGGTGCTTTAGGTGGAGCAGGTTTTGGTTTAGGAGGAGGGTTTTCCTTCTTCTTAATTTCTGCCCACACTTCTGGAAGAGAGTTCTGCATAATACCTAACATACGGCTCCAACTTCCAAAAAAATTCAGTACAAGTCCTGCTCGAATAGGTGTGCGTGTTTCGATATGCTCGTATTCACGCTTACTAAGTATTTTACCTTCTTCTAACATTACCATTGATACTGCTTCGAGGACTTTGCCTCTTTGTCTTAAACTTCCCATTATTCCTCCGTTTCTTCGACAGGGCGTCCGCCCTCATCTGGGTTAGTTGCTGAACCTGCGATGTTTGCAGGAACGCGTATTTCTTCTGTACCTTCAATAGGCTCAAAGCCTAATCGGTCTCTTGCTTCTGCCGCAGTAATAATACCACCATTTACTAGAGATGTGTAGTATGCTGAAGCATCTCGTAATTCTGGTTGTAAAGCGGGAATATCAGAAATGTCCTCACTTAGTTCGAAACCAAAAAATCTTTCGAGTCCATAATTAATTTTTCGAACAATAGGAAGTATAGTCTCAAG